TTAAAGTTAAGTATGAAGAAGAATCTTCTACAGGTGAACAAAAGGTTCCGTTTTAATTAACACGGGGCGGTTACCGCCCCTTTAATTTTAGTGAGTGCATATGGAAGAAAGAGTAAAAAAGTTTAAAAGTATATTTTATGGGTTAGATAGAGCCTATGGTATTTATAAAAGTAGTGGAGAATCTGTTAATGGTAAGGCGGGAGGTCAAGCTTTTATACTTAAAAAACCAGTTACAGATCAATTATGGATAGATCATATTGCAGGTAAAGATCCTAGTCTTGGTATTATACCAATCAGAGACGATGCAACATGTACATGGGGTTGTATAGATGTAGATACGTATCCACTAGATCATAAAAAAATTATAAGAAAGATAAGAGAGTTAGAAATACCACTTGTTATGTGTAGGTCAAAAAGTGGTGGCGCGCATTTATTTTTATTTACAAAAGAACCTATACAAGCGAAGTTAATGCGTGATAAACTAATGGAATGGGCAGGAGAACTAGGTTATGCAAATTGTGAAATATTTCCAAAACAAATTGAATTATACGCGGATCGCGGCGACACTGGAAACTTTCTTAATCTTCCCTATCATGAAGGTGATGATTCTATGCGTCATGGCTTTAGCGACGATGGTGTGGCTGTTGGTCTTGATAATTTCTTTGCTTTATATGATACTTATTGTACGTCCAAAGAAGATTTAAAAAAGATAAAACCAAAAAGAAAGAATGTAGTAAAGAATTTTAATGATGGTCCTCCTTGTTTAGAAACACTAATGTCACAAGGTGTGCCACAAGGTAATAGAGATAATACATTATATCAATACGCTGTATATTCTAAGAAGAAATGGCCAGATGATTGGAAGGGTAAATTAGAGGAATTTAATCATAAATATATGCAACCACCTCTACCTGCAAAGCAAGTTTTAAAAATGCAAAACCAGCATGAAAAAAAGGATTATCAATACAAATGTAATGATCAACCTATGTGTACTTTTTGTAGTCCAGAAGAGTGTAAATCAAGGCAATTTGGTGTAGGTGATAATTTAAATAGTCAGATAAGTGACTTAACTATGTACAAAAGTGATGACTCAACTTGGTATTTAAATGTCGATGGTAAAAGATTAAAGTTATCTTCAGAACAATTATACAACCAACACCAATTTAGACAAGCATGTATGAATCAAATTGTTGACGTTCCAAACTTATTAACTTCTAATTCTTGGACAAGAAAACTACAGCAGTTAATGAAAAATGTTGTTATTATAGAAATGCCACATGAGATTACGAGAGCGGGTAGATTTGAAACATTACTAGAACAGTTTTTAGAGGACCAAGGAGAAGCTGAACATGTAGATGAAATAGATATGGGTAAAGCTTTGTTTGAAGAAAGAGAATATATAGATAAAATAAATGATGAAAAGGGTGAAAGAGAAGTAAGTGTGAAAAGAATGACAGCATTCTTTAAATCTGATAAGTTACAAAAGTTTTTAAAAAAACATGATTTTAAAAATTTTACTTCTACAGAAATGGCGGCTCACATAAGAAATAGATTAGGGGGTGGAGATACACGACGTAAGATAAAAGGTAAAACAACATACCTTTGGTATTTACCTTGGATAAGAAAAAATAGTGATGATTTTAAAACACCGAACATGGAAGAAGAGGCACCTTTTTAATGAGAAAAATTATTTTTGGTCCACCCGGAACAGGAAAGACAACATATTTGTTAAATGTTTTGGAGACAGAATTAAAAGTAAATAAAGTTGCTCCGCATAAAATTGGATATTTTGCTTTTACTAATCAAGCGGCAGATGAAGCATTATCTCGTGCCACATCACAATTAAATTATAGCACAAAAGATTTTACTAATTTCCGCACGTTGCATAGTTTGGCATATAAAGAATTACATTTAAAAGAAGACAACATTATGAGTGATAATGATTATAATTTTATATCAAACAAATTACAAATAAAATTAAGTAATCCAAACAACAACATAAAAAAATATGGTGCGGGTTTTCCCGATGATGTGTTCATGCAAGTTATTGATGGTGCAAAGATAAGGGGACTAACCACTGAAGCTCATTTTAGTAATCCAAACATTGGACATTTAGAAGGAGGATTAACAAAGTTAAAATATATAGATAAAGCATTAATTAAATATAAACAAGCGAGAAACAAATATGACATGACCGACATGATCGTTGATTTTAACAAGAAACATTATGATAGTATTCCTAAGTTTGACGTGGTGATTATAGATGAAGCACAAGATCTTAGTTGGTTACAATGGAAAATGATTGAACGTATTGTCACTAATGCAAAACGTGTTTATGTTGCCGGGGACGATGACCAAGCAATTTTTCGTTGGGCAGGTGCAAGACCAGAGTATTTAATTAATATGGAAGGTGAAAGAGTTATTCTTGATAGGTCTTATCGTTTACCACAATTAATACATGGTAAAGCAAATAGATTAATTAAACGTGTTAAAGATAGAGTGGAGAAAGAATGGACATCAAGAGAAGAAAGAGGTGAAATAAATATTCATCCCGCTCCACAATTAAATAGATTAAAAAATGGTAAGTGGTTAGTGCTTGCTAGAGATAGATATCATTTGGATAGACTTGAAGAAGAGTTAAAAATAGAAGGAGTGTATTATGAAAGAAATGATGAAACTTCTATAAATAAACGTATACACGAAGCAATACTTGCATGGGAAGATGTACGAAGAGGAAAGTCAATTGATATAAAAAGAGTGAAAAGAATTTACACATATCTTAAAACAGGAGAGGGTGTATCTAAAGAACACAAAGGAATGAAAAACGCAGACAAGGAAAAACTGTACACATATGACACATTATCAACACAGTACGGATTGTTAATTAACAAAGAATTACCTTGGTTTAAAGCATTGGAAAATATAGAAAGTCACAAGAAAACATATGTTCGTATGTGTCTTCGTCGTAAAGAAAACATTAGACAAGGACCACGGATCAAGCTTTCCACTATACATGGATCAAAAGGTAGTGAAGCAGATAATGTTATGTTGTTAACGGATTTATCTCGTAAGTCTGATGAAGAGTATTGGAAACAACGAGACTCAGAACGGCGTGTATTCTATGTGGGAATGACACGCGCAAGAAACAGTCTGGACATTGTGCGATCACAAACAGACAGAGAATTTACGGAGGCATTTTAATGTTTACAATAAATACTGCACTAAAGCAGGTTGGTGTAACAGAAAAACAAGTACGACGAATACGTGCTGAGTTACCAAAACTTAACCGTGAGAAAGTTGATCAACAGTTAAAAATTTTATTACTTGATTTACAACTGCTCGCAAATGATTTACGATCTATTAACAAAAAGGAGAAAGATGAAGACTAGAGAATATTTAGATACGGCAGCAAAGATAGTTACTGGTCAACGACAACATGACTACGGTGACAAATATCAAAATCATGAAAACATTGCAAATTTATGGAGTGCGTATTTAGATTATAATATATCTGCACATGATGTGGCTATATGTATGTTGCTTGTAAAAGTAGCAAGAATAAAACACAGACCTACAGAAGATTGTTACATAGACATGGCGGGATATGCGGCGATAGCAGGTGAAATAAATGATAGGAAAAAAGATGGCACAACAATTACCTCTGTTTCAACCTCCGACTGAATGGACACCACCAGAAAGAGTTCCAAATCTTATTGAAGCGAAAGAAATTGCAATTGACTTAGAGACATGTGATCCAAATATAAAAGAACTCGGACCGGGTTGGGCAAGAGGAGAAGGACACGTATTAGGTGTAGCTATAGCTGTTGAAGGTTGGAAAGGTTACTTTCCATTAAGGCATGAAAATGGCGGTGGTAATTTTGATGAAGCAATAATTAAAAGACAATTAAAAAAAGTTTTAGATTTACCTTGCGATAAAATTTTTCATAATGCCGCTTACGATGTTGGATGGTTACGACGATGGGGTTTAGAAGTTAAAGGACGTATAGTTGACACATTGATTGCCGCTCCTTTAATTGATGAGAACAGATATCAATATACATTAAATGTTTTAGGTAAAGATTATTTACAAGAGACAAAATCAGAAGCT